ATGGGCGTTTTAGGGCGTTTTTGACCTAGATTATTTGCTCTCGTTTCAGCCTTTTACGCTGTTCAGGTGTTGTGCCACCCCAAATGCCGTATTCCTCATACATCCCAGCCTTCAAACATTTAGCTATGACGGGGCATTGGAAGCAGATTTCACGGGCAGTTTTTACAGCCATCTCCCGCATAATAATTGAGCCTGAAAAGTCTTCAGGATAAAAGATATCTGGCACTTGCTCGCATTCAACATTGCCCAAATCCATTATTGCTTCGTTTAGATCAGTAACTATTCTTTCGTGCTTTACTTTGTCGGTGGTCATAACTAAAGTGTAGGGTATGACTAATCAAAAAATAAATCAAATCTTAAGAAAAGCTTTACATCTTGGAGATTTCGCAAACAACAGCCCTGAATGGCACGCCTTACGCGATCAGCCTGGCACTATTTCTGGTTCAGAGATAGGCGCAATTCTTGGCTTATCTCCTTTCACTTCTGCAATGACCTTATGGGCAGAGAAAACTAACCGCCTACCTAAAGATTTTGTTGGCAATACTGCAATGCGTTTAGGGCAACTCGTTGAACCTGCTATCCGCAGTTTGTATCAGGAACAACACCCTGAAGATGTTGTTGAAGAAGTTGGCACTTATGCTTCTGGTGATGCTTCTTGGATGCACGCTAATCCTGATGGGGTTTGTTTAGATCCTGAAGGTAACGGCTACATTTTAGAAATCAAACATACTGCAACTTATTGGGATGCTGTCCCTGAACACTATAAGGCGCAAGTTTTTTGGTATATGAATGTTTTTAAATTGAAGCGTGCAGTTTTTGCTGTAGTCAATGCAGGCAGATACAAAGAATATGAAGTTTTGTGGGATGATTTTGAATGGGAAGCGATCCTGCAACAAGTAAAAAAGTTTCGTGAATGCCTGTTGAAAGATACTGCCCCAGAGTGGGATGGTTCAGAATCAACTTTTGAAACAATACGGGCTTTATCCCCTGATGTTGAATTACGGGATGAAGAATTAGGGCAGCTAGGTATAGAATTATTCAACGCCCAGATTGCCTTTGATGAAGCGGAAACTAAGCTTCGTGAATTGAAGTCAAGAACTATAGCCGCCTTGAATGGTGCTAAAAATGGCACGATTGACGGGCAAATAGTTTGCACCTTAAGCCAAAGAGCAGGCGGAAGCCCGTATCTAACAATAAAGAAAGCAGGCAAGAAATGAGTGAAACAGTAAAAGGCGAAAACATCAAACTTGGAGATGTTGTTCGCATAAGCATCACGAAAGCAAATCAAGTAATCCCAACAACAGTTCAAGGGCAAGTAACAGGAATCCGATTTTGGCGGATTGATGAAATAGCTATTGAATTTGATGGCATTGATGCCGAATGGTTTTATTTAGACAAAACAGTAGAAGTGGAGATCGTCTAATGGCTTATTTTGACTTATCGCAGTATCAAACTGTTCAGGAAAGAATAGATCTTTTCTGGGAAGCGTTTCCTGATGGCAGATTGAATTTGGAGTTAGTTTCTTTATCTGAAAATCAAGTCCTTTTCAAGGCTGAAGTTTATTTGAACAGGGACGATGTTTTTCCTGCAGCAGTAGATTTTGCTGAAGAACGCTTAGGGTCTTCCCCAGTAAATAAAACAAGTTTCGTTGAAAATTGTGCTACTTCTGCTTATGGGCGTGCAATTAGTGCGCTTGGTGGCAAGTTCAGCCCTAAAGGTAAAAGACCTTCTGCAAGTGAGATGCAGAAAGTTCAACGATTGACTGAAGCCCCTTCCCCTAAAAATTGGTTGGCTGCTTTAGATAACATCAACGACATTGAAGGGCTTAGATCTCTCTACAATGAAGCTAAACAAAATAAAGTTTCTTCTAGTATTCTTGAAGCAATAAAGGTGAAGGCGGATGGAATCTCTAAAGCAAATACAGGCAATAAACCTGTTGAAAGCTAGTATCACGGAATTGCAGGAACTTGCTGTTGATTCCCCTGATCCGCTTTATCGGGCTAAAATCTTGCTTGCTATAGCAGAAAAACAAGTTCGGCTTGATGCACTACAGAAAACCCCTAAAATCTAGGGGTTTTTTGCTGTAAAAAAGTTTTGTTGAAATGCTATCTTTTTCAAGATTTTTTGGTAATGTCTAAATCTGAAACAAAAACGAAAGAAACGGAAATGGTTGAAGCAAAAATTATTGTTGGCGATAACCGACAAACTTTACTGACCTTAGCGGATCAGTCAATTCAAACAGTCATAACTTCCCCACCTTACTGGGGGTTGCGTGATTATGGACAAGAAATGCAAATCGGTTTAGAAACAACACCTGCAGAATTTGTTGAACAACTTTGCTTAGTGTTTGATGAAGTTTGGCGTGTCCTAAAAGATGATGGAACGCTTTGGCTAAATCTTGGTGATACTTACGCTGCTTTTCGTGATAGCAAATCTTCCCCAGATTCTTTGCGTGAAGGTGAAGGCACTAGAGTTGCTACCGCCAATAATCGCAACCCAGAAAATTTGCGTAAAGCAGGACTAAAACATAAAGATCTTGTTGGTATCCCCTGGCGGGTTGCTTTTGCTTTGCAAGAACGGGGCTGGTATCTAAGGCAAGATATTATTTGGGCTAAACCTAATCCAATGCCCGAATCTGTTACGGATAGATGCACTAAATCGCATGAATATTTATTTTTATTGTCTAAATCTTCTAAATATTTGTTTAATAATGAAGCTATTGCTGAACCTCTAACTGAAAGTTCTATTGCAAGGCTAAGTCAAAATGTAGAAGATCAGGAAGGTTCTGATCGTGCTAATGGCGGTATGAAATCTAATGGAAAGATGAAGGCAGTTGCTAAAGGAATCAGGTTTGGCGGAAATAAGTATGGAGATTCAACTGATCCAAAACACGCCACTAAGTCAGGAAACATTTGGAAAGGTTCTTTAACAAGAAATAAGCGTGATGTTTGGTTCATAGGAACATCTAGATATAAAGAAGCACATTTTGCAACTTATCCGCCTGCGCTTGTTGAACCTTGCGTCTTAGCTGGTAGTAAGCCTGGAGATTGGGTTTTAGATCCATTTAGCGGTTCTGGAACTACAGGAGAAGTTGCAATGCAACATGGAAGAAATTATATTGGATTAGAACTAAATGCAGATTATGCACTTTTAAGTGAAAAAAGGCTTTTAGATTCTTGCGGTCTTTTTGGTGAAGTAAAAATAGAAACATAGGACATAATGCGGAAACGATATAAATACGAAGATTATGAAGTTATCTGGCAATACAGTCAAGCATCAGGGAACGATTTACTGTTGCTTCTTGCTTTAGTCAAGTTCAGGCAGGCTAAAGGAATGTATGCCACTAAAGAAACGCTTGCTGTCGTTATGCGATGCAATGTAGATACTGTTGATCGCAGCCTGAAACGCCTAAAAGCCTTGAATGAGTTGAATTGGGATAAGGGCAGTAATTATGGGAAGAAAGCCAATAGATACTTTATTTTGTTGCCTGGCTTAGATCTTGACCCAAACAATACCCCTGCAGATTCAACCGCAATTTCAAGCGCAAATTCAAGCCTTATCCCCCCGCAAACGCGTGCTTTATCCCCCCGCAAATTCACCCCCCTAAACAGTAAAGAAACAGAATTAAAACTTAAGGAAGAAATAACTGTTTTTGATGCTTCTATGTTGGGTGTTTTGCATAAAGTTTCTATTGATGTTTCTGGGTTGTCTCCTTTGCAGGTTTTGGATTTGCTAAATACTTTTGCTTCTAGTCATTCTTGTAGATCTGCTTATACCGATAAGATCAGGCTTGAACGCTGGTGGGCTTATTTGGATAAGTTTTCTGCTTCGCAGGCTAAAAGGGAAGATACTAATTTAGAAGGGAAATTGGCTGATGGAAATGAAGGATAGAAAAGAAATTGTGGAATTGCTGAAGGATAAGTTTTTGCCTTTGGATTATGGTAATTGGCAGGCTGACGAGTTGTTGGAACAGGTTTTTGCGGTTATTTTGAATCCTGATCATATTGTTGGAAATGAGCCTGATCTTGGTTGAACCTGATTTTGAAGAACTGGTGATTGCTAGTTTGTTGGCTAATCAGGGTGTTGGTATGAATGAGTTGATGTTGTCTGCCGATGATTTTGCTTCGCCCTGGTTTGCGGATGCTTTTAGGGTTATGCGAAAGCAATGGGATGCTAAAAGGTTTTTTGATGTTTTTACTGTTACGGCAGAGTTGGCTAGTCAGGTTTCTAGGCAGCGTGTTTTTGAGAGCCTGAATTTTAGCTTTTATCCTGCTAATTTGCATTATTACGCTTCTAAGGTGCTTGAGAAGAGTGTTGAACGGCAACTGAATTTGCTTGCGTTGGAGTTGCAGGCTGGTGGGGATGTTCAACAGAAGATTGATGATGTTCGTAAGAAGTTGGATCAGTTGAAGCTTGTTGAGAGTTTGGATTTGCCTGATTTGGCTTGGGATTTACAACTGATGTTGAATCAGATTTTGAATCCTGCTAAGACTTTGGAAACTTGTTTCGCAGGTTTGAATAGGTTTATTGTTGGCTTGAAGCAAAGCGGTTTGTATGTAATTGGGGCTAGACCTGGGGTTGGTAAAACTGTTGTTGGGATGCAGTTGGCTTGGGAACTTGCCCGTAGTGAAGATGTTTTGTTTTTCTCGTTGGAGATGGATAAGGCTAGTTTGTTGAATCGTGTTGTTGCAGGCGAGTTGGAGATTCCGTTGGAGAGCATTGAACGGGGTATTTTGATGCCTGAATGGAAGAAGAAGATTCACGATTTGATTATGAATGTTGATAACCGCTTGATTATTTCTGATCGGGGTGGGCAGACTATTTCGCAGATTCGCAGTTATTTGAATTCAATGATTCAACGCAGACCAATAAAGGCGGTGTTTGTTGATTATCTTCAACTTATTCAGGCTGCTAATCCTAAAGCCCCTAAATATGAGCAGATTAGTCAGATTTCTATGGATTTGAAGAATCTTGCTAAAGAATTCGCCATCCCTGTTGTTGCTTTAGCGCAGTTGAATAGGCGGGTGGATCAGGGGAAGCCTGATGACCGCCCTAATGCTTCTGATTTGCGTGATTCGGGTCAGATTGAGCAGGATGCGGATGTGATTATTATGCTTTCTAGGAAGCAGTCGCAGGAAGATGTTGCGGAAGATTTGAAGATAGCTTCTGGGCATTCACAAAAGTTGTTCGCCTTTGGTCAGAAGTCTTTGATAACTTTGGATGTAGTGAAGAATCGGCACGGGGCTACTGGCTGGTTTGAAGCTAGGTTTGATGGTGAGTTTGCTAGGGTGCGTGAGATTGCAGGATAATCAGGTTGCTTGCCGTAGATGTGGTTTTGTTTGGTCTGTGAATGCGGAGAAGCGGGGTAGAAAAGATTTGCTTTGTATTTCTTGTAGGCAGAAGCCTGCTACGACTATTCAATACGGGAAGTTGCGTTGCACGCCTTTTCAGGGTAGATTAGATGAAGATTTGAACCCTGTTGATGATGATGGGAAACAAATTTTTCTTGGTGATCGTGTTTGCGGTCATCGGGATTGCGTGAATCCTTCACATATTGTTTAGGATTGATGGGCAGTAAAAACAAAATAAAATAAACATCTACGAAAGAAGAAAAAAAATTATGGCTGTTGTAAAAGTTTCAGGTAAAGTAACGAAAGTTTTTGGTGCTTCTAATCAGGGTTTGTCTTTGGTTGAAAGCTATAAGGCTGCTTCGGGTGAAGACTATACGCGCACTTGGAGTGTCTGGTTTGCGGTTTCCCCTAATCTGAATGTTGATCAGGAAGTAACTGTTTTTGGTTTGCTGTCTGTAAAGATTGAAGACTTTGAAGATAAGACTGGTAAGCCTGGCAGGAAAGTCAAGTTGGATATTAATAATGCGCAGGTTGATAAGCCTGTTGTGCAGGAATCTGCTGCACCTTTCTAAATGCAATGGGTGTTCGGGTATTTTTTGGGTCTGCTCCTTGTTTGTAATTCCCTAGCATTAAGTCAGCCCCTATCAGCAATAAATCTGCTGGTAGGGGTTTTCTTTTGGTTAGTTATTATGCTTAGTTATTATGGCAAGAGATAGTTTTAGTTTTACTGTTTTCGGGGTTGATCCTGCCCCGCAGGGATCTAAAAAGTATGTTGGGCAAAGGCAAACTAAATCTGGGGCAAGCATTCCCCTTATTGTTGAATCTTCCCCTAAGTTGCCTGCTTGGCGGAAGGCTGTTAGTGATGCGGTTGTTCAAGCTATGAAGGATTCTGGGGATGATTCTAAGTTTGATGGGGCTGTAAAGGTTGAAGCGGTTTTCTATTTGACGCGCCCTAAAACTGTTTCTAGGGCTTATCCGATAAAGCCCCCCGATGTGGATAAATTATGTAGATCCCTGTTGGATGGGATGAAGCCTTGTTGGATTGACGATTCCCTTGTTGTAAGGCTTGAAGTGAGCAAGAAATACGCTGTAAATGAGCCTGGCGTGGCTGTTACTGTAACTAAATTGCCTGTAGTCCCTTGATTTTAGGGGCTTTACGCCTTTATCAAATCTTTATAAAAATCTGCTTGAAATGCTTCCTTATTTGATGCCTGTTTGCTAACTTTGACTTATCAGGCAGAAAGCCTGAATCGGACAAACGAAGGAAACAGAAATGACTAAGGATCTTTGCAGAGAATGCAAAACTCAGCCTGTTTATGATTGGGCTGTTGAATTATGCAACGGATGTTTGGAATCACTTGAAGAAGCTAACGCAGATCAGGCTGGTGCATAATGACTTACTCTAAAGAATCTGCCGAATGGCTGTTGATCAGAGCCAACAACGCTAAATGGTTCAGTAAAGAAGCAATGCGTTATTTTGGTTCAAGGGTCTATTGGAATACGCTTACGCCTGTTGAAGATGGCTGGCTGTTCATTTCTTCCGAAAAGGATTATCTCGGAATAGAAACCCGCTTTAGCATTCGCAAAGTTGATAAAGCTTTTGACATTGATACTTTGGAGTGGCAGGCAACACCTAATTTCAAGATTGCTAAAGACATTTTGAAGCGTTATGCGGCAACAGAAAAGGCGGTTGCATAATGAACGAGAAATCTGTTTATGAATTATTTTTGATTGCCTGTAACGCCTATAAAGCGTGGTGGGATTGCGGTAGGGACTTCAAGGATCACGCAGACAAGTTTGATGTGTGGGAGAAAGCTATTGAAGATTATTTTAAGGCTGCGCAGGTTCGCAGGCAGTTTGCAATAGACCAGGTTAGAGAATCTTTGGGAATGAGCAGGGCAAGATGAAAACAAGTATTCTTTTCGTGTTATCTGTTTTTGGTGTGTTTTATCTTGAACGCCTAATTTCAGAAGGCAACCAATTTGCTTTATGGTCAGCCTTATTTCTTGGGGTTGTGTTTATTGGTTGGGTTGGAAAACAGATTTGGGGTGATCGTTAATGTCTGCTGAAGATGTTAGAGAGTTTTATCGTAGGCAAGGCGAATGCGAAGCAAAGGAGATCAAATAATGAGTATGCAAGAAGTCTTGGAAGGCATCGTCAGAGATGCTAGTAAAGCGCAGGATCTAACTAATCGCCTAGAATTTGTTACTTCAAT